TGCAGTGGGCGCAATCGTAGCGGCAGGGGCTGTTTCAATGTTCATTAACAAAGGAATTTCGCCAGTGTTTGTACCGCTGTCAGACACGCGAATGAATGAAGCATTTGCGGGTAAAGTAGCGTTCACTGTGTAGGCAGTGTCTAATTGGATAACAGCCAAAGTGCCGCCGGGAGTAGCATCAGAGCCGCCCAAAGTAGCACGAAGTGCATTAGCCGCGCCAGAAATAGTTGCTGATGCGCCGTCAACACTTAAAGAAATGTGAGCGCCGTTGATTGTGCCGCCCGTTGCAGCAGCAGTGCCAGTCACAACAGAGAAAGCACGGAAAGTCTCACCTGAACCTGTAGAGGTAAAGGTCAGCTTGTTGTAGCTTAGACGCGTGTCGCCAGTAGTGGCAGAAGTTGTGGCAAAGGCAGAATTAATATTCTGAGCAGTGGTAACGGCAAGAGGGGAAGCAGAAGTGCCCGTGATGAACCCGTTGGTCGAGGTTACTGGGCCGGAGAAGGTGGTCGATGCCATGATTTTTCCTTACATGCAAGTTGGGCGTATCAGTCTGCATGTCGTCAGCCGGGACTGTCTGATACACCGGAGGACCCCGGAATAGCTGCAATATATCACGGTTTAAAATGGGGCGCAACAAATAAAAAGGGCTCCCGAAGGAGCCCTAGTAGGAGGCCAGTCACCTCTCCTTTACTGAACCTATCAAGCGCCAGGTGAGCCAAATATGCCACGGGGATCGCTGAAGCCGAAGCTGTAGCGTTCACGGGCCTTGTAGCGCACGTTGCCGGTGTCGAAGTCGCCTTCAAAACCAGTCTTCAGGGTCACACGCTCAAACATTTTCATGCCGTTAGGAGCGTCAGTCTTGATGAAGTACGCATCTGGATCGGTCAGGAAGTTGTTGACCACGTAGCCCTGAGGCACCATGCCCATGTTGAGGATCGCGTTGACATCGTTGTCCGCAGTGCCCACACGCAGTGTGGACTTGAGGATACGGTCAGCCGTAAACTGCAACTCTTTAGGGATGATCAGCTTCAAGCCCTGCACCGCAATCTTCAAACCACGCTCATCGGTGAACGCTTGAATGTCGATCAAAGACTGTTCCAAGGAGGTCTCGGACAAGTCGGCAGGTGTAGCCAGGGTGTTGGACAGGTTCGGACCTGACAGGGTGGGGTGGTTGGTTGCGCACAGAACAACACCGTCGCCACCGATGGAGGTGGTGAAAGCGCCGTTGAGCACAGCCGCAGCCTTGATCTGCTTGGTCTGAGCCATGGAACGAGCCAAAGCCTTGGTGTAGCGGGCAGACAAGCGGTCGTAGAGGTTATCTTCAACAGCTTCTTCTGTCAGCGAGAACGCCAAAGCGATAGTCTCGTGGGTGTAGCGAGCCGTGTAGACCTCTTGCGCCTGGTCGTATGAAACGCCCGAGCCTTCAGTCTTCACAGGAGCTTCGCCAAAGCCCGATTCCATCACTTCCTCTTCAAACGCGCGGTCAGAAGATTCGATGGCGTAGATTTGGGTGTGTTGATTCTCGTAGTTTTTGTACTCGAGTCCGAACAAAGCATTGAGACCAGGCTCAAGCTCTTTCACCAGTTGTGCACGTGAAATTGCCATTTATGTTCTCCTTATTGACCAGCAACACCGGCACTACCGTACACGTGTTCGTTGATCTTAACTACCACCACGGCAAAAGAGCCGTACTCGTTACTTGGGACGTTGTACAAACCTACCGTCTTTAGGTTCAAAGCGGCTGAAGTAGCAAGCGTAGAAGAGTTCAGTTCCATGGTGGAGACACCAGTGGTGGTGCTTCCGCCTGTACCGATCACGTCTGCATTCTTGCCCACATCCGCAGCAACGAAACCTGCATCACACTGAACCAAAAACAACTGGCTAGGATCGTCAATTACATCGGCAACAATTTTACCTGCTGTGATGTTGACAGAACCTGGATAGAAGTTCTTGAACGTGGGTTTTCCCGTGGTGGGATCAATGTAGTTGCAACCGTTAAACACGCCTACCGCAGCAGTGTGTGTAGCAGGGAGAAACCTCGTAATGAAACCCGCCGAAAGGGCAACCAAGTCGCCTTGGAAAATTGTTCCAGCCTGGTTATCAGCAATCTCATATCCGTACTGTTTTTGTGCACCAGTAGCAGAAAGATTGCCAATAGGACGAAAGCCGAAAGCCTTGTCAGTATTAGCCATTTGTCATTTCCTTAAAAGTGAATTCTGTTAGCTCTTGTTAGAGCCGCCAAAAGAAACGCGAGACTGACGTGTGGGTCGTTGAATGGTCATGCTGTTGTGAGCATTCGCTTTCATCAACTCGTTGTCCGCCGCCTGTAATTGGTCATTCGCTCGACCTTGGTAATACGCACTGCGTTCTTCCAGTGTCTCAATCGGGATACGTGCAAGAAGTAAGCCTCCCACGCTGATAACACCAGCATGTCGGCCGTCTTCTACTGTTGGGACATGAAAGTCGGGGTACTCGTCCCCACGAACCAGCTCATACCCCTCGCGGAGCTTTCCAGAGATGTTCGTGCGATCGTCTTTACCCGCAACTTCAGCCCGAATCCAACGGTGCTTAAACCCAGGAGGTGGAGGTGGCGCATCCAGTCGTGAAGGGGGAGCCCAAGGCTTACGTCGCGCATCTTTCTCCCGGGATTCGAGCCCGCGAGAAGTGCGATTGAGGGTAGGCAATTTAACGTCTGACATGGTCTTACTCCTTTACGTACTTGGCATATTCCTCGAGAGGAACACCCAGCTTTTTGGCAATTGCAACTTGACTTGGGGTCAACTTGACAGTGCGGCGTGCGTTGTTGATACCCGATGATCGGGATGCAGGTCCCACCGTTTGCACGGTTCTGGCGGTCCTGTTAGTTTGCGCTTGCTGCTGACCCCCACCCAGTCTCTGGGGGAAGGTCTGCTTCAAGCGGTTGTCTAGCTCATCATAATACTCATTGCTGTTTGGGTCAAATCCCTCGCTTTGGATCAACTGGCGATGGATGCCCCACGCTGCATGGGTCATGGCAGTGTCGCGGCCATACCAGGGGTTGCGCTCGGCCCAGTCCTCTACTCGAGGATCAACCTCCTGCTGCACTTGCACCTGAGGCTGCTGGGCAGCCTGCTGGGCGGCGACCTGCTGTTGATACGTCCACTGTTGGGTCTGTTGTTCCCGTTGCTGAGTAGCAACATTGATCTGGTTTTGCTCCATGGTCAGCGTTGTCAAACGCTGCTGGGCTTCCGTCTCGGTGTCAATGTCACCTTCTTCACGGGCCTTGCGGATGATTTGCTTTAAAGCAACAACTTGCGTCTGCACACGGCCGTTGGCCTCGCCCAGGCGCTCGCTGTCAGCGGTCATGAACTGCTGCTCGAGCTGGGTAGCACGGGCCTGGACGCTCTTGGCGTATTCCAAGGCTGCCTGCTCACGGCGCTGGGTCTCGCGCAGGCGCGCGGTCAGCTTGTCAATGCGCTTCTTGACGCCTTCGCTGTACTGGTCAAGCTCGCCGCCCTCATTGGACTGCTGTGACTGGGTCTCGACCAGAGGCGCTTGGGGCTTGTCCAACACTTCAGCAGCACCGTCCTCCCCGATTGAAACGGTGGCAGGACTTTCGTCCTCACCTATCTTAAATTCAAGTTGTTCGTTCATGCCATTGCTCCTTTACATGTGCAGAATATCTTCAGGACTGTTCACCACTCCAAGTACCTCGTCGTCGTTGATGAGACGAATCTCACCGCCGTCGATTGGGATGCGCGCGCCAGCGTAACGGCCAAAGATGATCCAGTCTCCCTCTTTGCACCACGGTCCGGTCGGGAATTTAGATGGATCGGCATAGGCCAAAGCTCCTACCTTTAAGACGTAGCCGCACACGGTGCCAAGCTGACTTCTGCGCTGTGTTTCTTCAGCCAGGACGATGCCGCCCTTGCTTTTCTCAGCGCCTCGGTAAGGGAGGATGGCAATGCGCCACCCGGTAGGCTGGGGAATGGTGTCCACAACCGCCTGGTCCAGTTTTTCTGGGTCGAAACCCAGCTCTGTATAAGCGTCTTCAAGGGCCGGCGGCTTGTTTACTGCCTCCTCTGCCCATTTACGCTCCAAGGCGGTCATGTTGATTTCAGGTATCTCTACGGTTTCCATGGTCTTCCTTTCATTTGAGAAAATCGTCTGTATCATCCGTGACTTTTTTGAGCAACTCTTTCACGGAATCTTCAACCATTCTCAAACCCTCAAGGCGACCCATCATGTAGCGATAACGCTCCATATCTGTGATGGTTCCGTTCAGGACAATCTGTTTTGATTGATCCTGGAGTTTCCTGATCTCTCTCAGAACTGCTTCTGCAAATTCAAGCATGGTGATTTCCATGAAAAGCAGACGGTACAAGGCTCCGTCTGATAGCACTCACTCAATCAGTATATCTTAACCGGGCGGTTTCCGTCTCTCTTCTTCACAACCATG